TCCGTTCAAATTGATAATTAATAGGGGCTGCTCATGAAATTTGCAGACCGACTTAAGGTTTCGTCCACAGGCACGAGTGCCGCTGCTCTTGCTATGGGTGCAGCCGCAGCTAAGTGCCGCAGTCTTGCTCAAGTTATTTCTACTAAGGAGATGGCTGTAGGTGACACCAATGTGCCATTCTTCGTGGAAGATGGTAGTGGAAATTGGGAAGCTGGGCTTTACACTATTACTAGCAGCACATTTATTACGCGCACAACAATTCTTAACAGTTCCAGTGGCGGTAGTGCGGTAACGTTTGATGGCGGTAACCTCACTGTGTTTAACAGTGCGCCTGCCGCTGACCTCAATGCAGGTCTGGTCAACTCGCACGACCCCGGCTTCGATATCATTCTACTGATTGGTCAGTCAAACATGGTGGGTATGGATGCGCCCACCACAGCTCTCGACATCACCGACTCGCGTGTCTTCACGTTTGGCGGCTTCAGTAACGAAGCCAGTACGTACAGGAAGATCACGCAAGCTGTCGATCCTCTACGGCACAATCTCAATCCTGCGGCATATGCATCCATGCCTACTCCCGGCAATGGTGCTGGCCTTGGTCCCGGCTCTTGGCTGGCCCGCACGTACGCAGGCATGATCCCGTCGAACCGTCGAGTCTTGTTGGTTCCAGTCGCTCGTAGTGCCACCAAGCTGTTTGCCGATACCCGCGAATGGTTCCCCGGTGATGGCACGCAAGGTAGCGGCACGGCTCTGGGCGCAACGGGCAGTGTCCTGCTCGACAACGCAATCAGTCAAGCTACCCTAGCCCTCACAGCGGCGCAGCAACTTTACCCGAAAAGCCGTTTCGTGGGTACGGCAATGCACCAAGGGGAGAGTGACGCCGACTACTATGGCCTGAACCTGCAACTGAACTACATGAGTGCACTCAAGACCCTGATTCAGGCAATTCGTACGCGAATCCCTGGCGCTGCCAATTCTTGGTTCGTGATCGGTGGCTTGATGGGCGAGAACGTCGCAGACACCACGGGCCACCCCGGCTATCAATCGGTCGACAATGCACATCGCAATGTTGCCACAGAAGTCCCCCACGTTGCGTATACGCCGGGGTTGACCGGCTACAATCTGGGTGACAACCTTCACTACAGCGCGGCTGGTGCTCGCGTCCTTGGTTGCAACATGGCGTCTGTCATTCCTGCGGCAATTCAGTCGCAGGGGGTTGACACTACTGCCCCTGTCACACGGGCTGCAATTGTGTATGCAACAGATGCCTCTACGATTGCGTGGTCTGTATCTGAACCAGTTGATCCGAATTATGTGCCCGCTGCCTCTGCCTTTACATTAGCTGGTCATACAGCTACTGGTGTGCGTATTCAGGGCAATTACATTTATGTCTCAGTTACACCAGCTTTTGTATACGGGGAGGCGGCGCGCACTCTTACGTACACAGCGCCGGGAACAAACGGCTTGCGTGATTTTGCTGGCAACCAAATGACTAGCACAACCCAGTCGATCGGCAACAACGTGCCATCTGCTCCGACTGTCTCCAGTGTCACAGTTAGCCCGTCTACCCCATCGGTTAGTGGTGGTGCAACTCAGCAATTCACTGCAACTGTAACCGGAACAGGATCGCCAGCACAAACTGTTACGTGGACTACAACAGCAGGTACTGTCGATAGTAGCGGCTTGTTCACGGCGCCTGCTGCAACGGGGAGTGCTCAAACAATCACGGTTACAGCGACCAGCACTGTTGATAACACTAAATCTGGCACAGCCACTGTTACTGTCGGAGCATCAGGTGGTGGCGCAGCAACTGTATCCAGCGTGACTGTAAGCCCGCCCACTGCTAACGTTTCAGGCGGTGGCACACAGCAATTTACAGCTACTGTCTCGGGGACTAATTCGCCAGCACAAACTGTGACGTGGGCTGTTACAGCAGGGGTAGGTACGATCAATAGCTCTGGTCTGTACACGGCGCCTGCGGCAACAAGCGGTGCACAATCAGCAACTATTACGGCTACAAGCACTGTCGATAATACCAAATCTGGTACGGCGTCTGTTACAGTCCCTGCAATTGGCGCAGCGACAGATATCCGCTTTGACAGCCTCGTCAACATGAACGAGACATCTACCGTCGCCCCGTACTCGTACGCGGTCGTCAATTATGCAGCCATCAGCACGACGGTCGAAGGCGGCGTCTCTGTGCTCGGCATGGCAGGCGACGGCACGTTTACCGTAAAGATCAACTACACGAGTTCGACTCGTAACATGGTCGGTTTCCGCACCACGCGAACGGTCGGTGCATACAACACCAACCAGTTTAACATTCAGGCTGGTACGAACTACGGCATCTTTGTCGGCACGGGCAACCTGACTGTAACTCGTGCTCCGGTTGATGGCGACTTGATCAAACTGGAGCGCACCGGAACGACTGTGCAGGTCTACATTTCCAGCAATAACGGCACGTTGTACCAGCAGATCGCACAGCTTACCGGCGTGGCAACTGGCACACTTTACGTTCAGATCATGGGACAGACCAGCGCTACGTTCACCGCGCCGCAAGGCACGGGTTTTGCATAAGGAGATAATTCATGCCAGCATTTAACGCAATTGGCATGGACGCAATTGGGGCGTTCGGTACAAGCACCGACGTATCGGCCCCCTTTTCAAGCGTATGCTCCTCATCGTCCACAGTCACAGCCTCTTTAACAAGCGCTATCAAGCTGGTTAGCTCTATTGCAGCCACTGCGGTGGTTGTAGCAACCATGTCTACAGGGACAAACATCCTTCTGCAAGCCACTTTGCAGTCGGTAGCATCACTTACAGCAGGTACTATCTCCTCTGCTGTAAAGTTTCAGGTCGCCTTGATTTCCAGCAGCAGTTTAACAGGAGATTTGACCACTGTACAGGTAATCCCTATGTTCACACCAAGCTCAGCAAGAACAATCAATGTTCAGGCCACTTCCCCAGTTTTCACAGGCGGAAAGTGGTGGACTCTCACAGACCCTAAGAAGCCTAGGGGTTTGAAAGACCCTGATGCAACAATTGACATTACGTTTGATTGGTCTGTGTGGCTGGATGATATTGGCTCTGTAACCATTTCAGATGTTACTTTCACATTGAATGGTGTAAGCAGCGTTGGAAGTTTCTCTGATGGCACAAAGGTTACAGTGTTCGTCGCAGGAGGTACACCGGGCAGTGCAGCTACAGTGGCTTGTAGGATTAAAACCTTGTCTAGCCCGTCCCGCACAGACGAACGCACAATCTACATTGATATCGCGGAAGAATGATGAACTCTTGCAAAGTGTTTGTAATCAACGAATCGCTTAGCCGAGAAGACGTAAGATTTGCAGCAAAGCCTAAGGCGCAGCTTCGTGCTGTGCCTTATGGCTCTACGACAAAACAGGTCGTGCAAGCTGGCGAATCACCTGTCGTTTTCTCTGTGTACGATGCCTCTACAAGCGTGTTAGCAGATATCACAGGGACGGCTATCTTTTTAAATGTCCGTAAAGGGGACGAGTCAGTTGAAATCAAAGGTAAAGTTAACTCTGACATCAAAGGGCTTGTCTCCTTTGATGTGACAGGTCTGGACAATGGTTTTTACTCGTATGAAGTTGTAGTGCGAGCAAACAACTACTCGCAAACCTTGTTGTCGGGTTCTTACGTTGTTAAGAAGCCATAAAATTGACAAGACAGTGCACCAATGCTATAATTCTTTTCTGTAAGGGAAGCGTATGGGAAGTTTCACAGATTCTCTAAAAGCCAACATCACAAGAGTGCAAACAGAAGTTAACTTTAAGATTAACGCTGTTGCATACAATCTGTTTACTCGTATTGTAAACAACTCTCCCCACGTTGGTGATGGCCCCTATGTTGCGGGGCATTTTGTCGCCAACTGGTTCCCTGCTGTGAACAGCTTCGATACCACAATTACTGGTGCTACAAGTAATGGCAGTGACAGTCTAGCAAGGATTGAAAGTATTGTCAAGAATAGCAATGCGTTCTTTCAGAAGGATGGTTTTGTAACGCTGTCTAACAATCTTAATTACAGTTTACGCGTGGAAACGCTCGGATGGCCCTCAGGAAAAGACCCTATTAGCGGCTGGACTTGGACAGGTATGCGTAAGTTTTATGCTCCGGTGGCTGTTAGCTTCGCAGGAATCAAAGGGCAGATATGAATATTAGACAAGAAGTTGAGTCCACTGTCGCCTCCTTCGCCGCTGCACAGAGTCCTGTGATCCCTGTCGCGTATGAGGGCAAGTCGTTCAACAAACCCACGAATTCTCCATATCTTCAAGTTGTGTTTTTGGACAATTCTGTTACGAACGCTACGGTGGATGCGGAGAGGCAGCGAGTGTACGGCTCCTTTCAAATCATGGTAGCTGTACCAGATAACAACGGTATGAAGCAGCTTGACACGCTGACAGGCCAGATTGCTGCACTGTTTAAAGTGTACGACAAGGCTAAGTATAGCACGTTTAGTGTAGAGCGTCCAGCGAATGTTAGTCCTGCTATGACTGACGCTGCGTT